ATGCTTAATATATATTAAGCATGGACAAAGAAAAAATTTATAGAGAGATAGTACGTTGTGGAAAAGCTCCAACGTACTTCATGAACTCATACTGCAAAATTCAGCACCCAAAGCGTGGGCTGCTGAATTTCAAAACATACAAATTTCAAAATGACGTAATTGAATCGTTTAGAAAACATCGTTTCAATATCATAGCGAAAGCAAGGCAGCTGGGACTTTCTACGGTCACGGCTGCTTATGCTTTGTGGCTAGCGATTTTTAGACGCGATAAAAACATACTGATCATTGCAACTAAGCTTCCGACTGCGATCAACTTTATCAAGAAGGTAAAGGTTATGTACGATAATCTACCCGACTGGATAAAGATAACGAAAGCAAACATTACAAAGCAGACTATAACGTTCGACAACGGCAGCAAGGTTCATGCTGTACCAACGTCTGAAGACGCTGGACGTTCCGAGGCGCTTTCTCTGCTGATAGTTGATGAAGCTGCACACATTAGAGACTTTGACGTTCTTTGGACTGGTCTCTACCCAACGTTGTCTACTGGTGGTGAAGCAATTCTAATTTCGACTCCAAACGGTGTTGGAGGACAGTACTACGACCTGTACGCTGGCGCGCTTGCGAAGTCGAATGAGTTCAATGCGATAGAACTCAAGTGGGATGTGCATCCTGAGCATGATCTTGCGTGGTTTGAAAATGAAACCAGAAATATGACGAAGCGTCAGATAGCGCAAGAGCTAATGTGCGACTTCATATCAAGCGGAGAGACATACCTTCAGTATGATACAATCTCATTTATCACTAGCTGCATCTCAGAGCCACTTAGAAAAACAGGACCCGACTCTAGCATATGGATTTGGGAAGAACCATCAGAAAATGAACAGTACATGCTTAGTGCTGACGTTTCGAGAGGTGACGCAGGTGACTTTTCAACATTTCACGTTATGAATCAACGAACAGGTGAAATTGTAGTTGAATTCATGGGAAAAGTAACGCCAGACATTCTTGCAGACATGATAGCAGATACTGGTAAAAAGTACAATAACGCTGTAGTTGCACCAGAAAACAATGGGTTTGGCTACACTACATGCATTAAACTACGCGATATGAAGTATCCGGCTTTGTGGTACGAAGATGTTGGCGTTGCGTCATTGTCTGACGTTGATGTTACAGAGTACGAAGCATTGCCAGGTCTGACAACGTCTGCAAAAACACGTGTTATCATGCTAACGCGTCTCGAAGAACTGCTAAGAACGAAACGTATGATCATACGTTCATCAAGATTTTTGCATGAGATACGAAGCTTTGTGTGGCAAGGTCAGAAAGCCCTAGCGCTTAAAGGGTTTACAGACGATCTCGTGATGTCATTGGCAGTCATGTCGTACGTGTATTACGAACTAAATCTTATGTCGTACGAGAAAAAGCCAGAAGACTACGAGCTCAACAAACTGCTGAGATGTGAACGTAAAACGCTACCTTCCGTAGACGAAATGGTTGTTGGTTACAGGCTCAAGTCTGTAGACGATCCAGTACTTGCACGTAGAAGAGAAATGCTACTTCGAACATCGAAAGCAATAATGGATCCAAATTTCTCGTGGTTGCTATTGAGATGATATTTAAGGTGAGCTGACATGGACAAGAAGACAAACGTCATAAATGTAAATGAGATAAAGAAGCTTATTGATAATGTTCTTGCAGAGGGCGAAGAAGAAAAGCATCGTAAGATTTCTGACATTACGAAACTTTCAAGTGACTTGCTTAACAAGATCGGTGCATTGTCTGCGATAGTTCAAAAGATCAAAGAAAGCGATAAGTTCAAAGACTCTCCACGTGTGAATAGCTTCATTGATGAGATGTCAAAAAAAATAAGTGAATGCGCAGAACAGCTAAAAGATATGAATGAAAATCCAAAGAAGTATCTTGGTAGACCAGAGGGTGAGCTAGACTCACAACTAAAAATACCACGTGATAGAGTGCGTTCATCGGACTACGGTAGCAGCTCAACTAGTAAAAAACGACGCATAATTAATTTTTAATGCAACATTCAGTCAGCTAAAACGCGAAAGGGACGAAACATTCGTCCCTTTCGTTTATTTTAATGCTGATGGCCACACAGGATAATCAGTACGACAGTTTCTTCAAAAAACTCACACGTCTTTTTAAGAGCGGACCTGTCGTAAGAAGAAAAGTAAAGTCACAAGACACGGTTGTAGCGTCTGGCAATTCTGTGTATTCATCTGCAGCGCAGTTGTTTTCAAAAACAATATCGCCGACATACACTGCTCTAACAGCCAACTCGTTTAACTCATCAGAACGACTGATGAGATTCCAAGACTTTATCGAGATGGAGCAGATGCCTGAGATCGCTACAGCGCTTAACTTGTACGCAGATGAGTCATGCGCTCAGGACGACAAAGGACGATCATTTCACATCTATAGCGATAATCCGAAGATACAAGAGATTTTGGAAGATCTCTTTTACAACGTATTGAACGTTGAATTCAACATGAGGCCTTGGGCACGTAACTTGTGCAAGAACGGAGACTGGTTCGCGTATGTAGACGTATCACCAGAGTACGGTGTGCAAGGTCTGATACCGATACCAGTTAACGAAATCGATCGCGAAGAAAATTTCGATCCAGCAGATCCAGCAGCCGTTAGATTCAGATGGAATACGCTTGGCGCACGTGTGCTAGAAAACTGGGAGATTGTTCACATGCGTCTGCTCGGAAACGATAACTACTTGCCGTACGGCTCGTCAGTTCTAGACGGTGCAAGAAGAGTGTGGAGACAGCTTATACTGATCGAAGACGCAATGCTTGTCTATCGTATCGTACGAGCGCCAGAGCGTCGTGTGATCTACATCGACGTTGGTAATATGCCAAATGAAGCTATACCAGCGCACATTGAAAGCGTAAAGAACAATTTTCGTACAGCATCTGTCGTTGATAGAGCGACTGGTAGAGTCGACTTGCGTTATGGAGCTATGAGCGTAGAAGAAGACTACATCATGCCCGTTAGAGGCTCAACATCTGCAACGAAGATAGATACGCTTGCTGGCGGCCAAAACGTTGCTGCTGTCGAAGACGTTCAGTACATAAGAAGAAAACTTGTAACAGCATTGGGAGTGCCAAGCGCTTACTTGGGATACGAGGAGCTGCTTGGAAGTAAGTCAACGCTTGCGCAAGTTGACATTAGATTTGCTCGTACAATAAATGTCATACAGAAGACGATACTATCAGAGCTCAACAAGCTCGCGATTATGCATCTATTCGTGCATGGATTCTCTGGCGAAGATCTGATTAACTTCGCTCTTCGTTTGTCGAATCCATCAACTGTCGCTGAGCAGCAGAAGCTTGAGCTATGGCGCGCAAAGTTTGAGATAGCTGGTAGCCCTCCAGAGGGCATGCTTGATCGTGACTTCGTAAGAACAAATATACTTTCGCTCACTGAAGATCAAATAGCAGCCATAGAAGAGGGTAGAAAGAAAGACCGTGCACGAGATGCAGAGCTTGAAAAAATCGGTGTTGGACTTGAAACAGCTGATGGTGGTATGGGAGGCGGTGGAGGCGGCGGTGGAGGATTCGACTTCACGAATCCTACGGGTGGCGGCGGTGAAGAGCTAGGCGGACTTGGCGGCGGAGAACTTGGCGGGGCTCCACCAGCGGGTGGAGAGCCAGGCGGTGGAGCAGCAGCGCCCGCTGGCGGAGAGCCAGGAGGAGAAGTTAATGCAAGCGTTGAAGACGATGAAGACGAAGAAAATATACTTACTGATGCTGATGACTTTGCGCCACCACAATTTCAGCTTAAGGAGCTCGATAGACCGATATCGGCATCAAGCAAAGTAAGAAGATTTTCAGAAGCACAGTCAAAAGCTGAAAGGAAATGGCGCGGAAACGCGATAAGAAGACGTCGGTACAAGAAAAAGATAACAACGCCAACGCCAACTGTTAAAACAGCGACAGAAGATGATCCATCGGATATCAAATGGCTCAATAATCTTTCGACTGCTGGTGTTGATAAGAAACCACTTGCAGAAGGATATTACAAGCCTGCGTTTGGAAGCGATATGTACAAGATGCTACAAAAGTTTTGTGAACGTCATAACTGGCAAATAGAAACAGCTGATGCAAGCACTGGTAATGTTCTTCTGTCTGAAGATGTAAATGTTGATGTTACGGATGAGTGATTTCAACGTTGATAGTTATAAATGACGGCAAAAATGAATTTTTTGCGGTAAGGAATGGGAATGGCAAAGCACAATAAAAAGCGAAACGTTGGACTAACGTATGAGCTGCTGGTAAGAGTTATATCAAAGTCTGTCGTTGAAAATAACAACGATGTTGCACGTCGTGCTCTTAAAATTTTGAAGCGTCATTACAAGCCAGGAACTGAGATCTACAGAGAATTTCGTCTCTTTAAGGCGCTTGTGAATGAAAAAATGTCAGAAGTTGCTGCGGCGGCCGTTCTAACAGAAGCACGAAAAGCATCTGCAAACTATGATGTTATACTGCTTGAACAAGAGAAGACAGCGCTTATCAAGTCGATATCTCATCTAAATTTTCCGTATTTTTGGGATCAGCAGTTTGAGAACTACAAGCTTTATGCGACGATACAGTCACTTATAAATGACTGGAGAAATCCAGCAGCAGCTGACTTTGGTAGAGTTGTACAGTACGAAAATACGTTGCGTGAACATCTTACAAGAACTAGCGAAAACGAAAAAACAGTAACAATTCCAGCAGAGTCGCCAGGTACGCTACGCATGTTGATCAAGGTAATGACAAACAAGATCAACGAGCAATACGACGGTGAATTGACAGACGCACAGAGGAGTTTGGTGCGTACTTATGCTTTGAGCTGCGTGAACGGTAACAAAGAAGACGTAAAAAAACTTTTCGCAGAAACGCGAGATAGACTTGTCAACGCGATAGACAATTACATATCTCACAATCCCAGAGATATCATGACAAACGAAAGACTTGATATCGTAAAAAATGAAACATTCGCGAGAGGCAAGTCGATCAACGAGATTGAAGACTCGGCTGTGATCGAACATTTGCTTTATGAAAAATTGATAAGTGAGATAGAGAGCAAGTTACACCATGAGCGAATATAAAAAACTAATCACAAGCTGGGAGCCACTGGAGCTAACTCCAAGTGAGATCAACGAAACGATTAGCAAAGGCGGTAAGATACTGCTACGCGGCATACTACAACGAGCTGATACGCTCAATCAAAATGGTAGAGTGTACCCGTACTCTGTGCTTGAAAGAGAAGTGCGAAACTATCAAAAATTTATCAATGAGAATCGAGCATGCGGTGAGTGTGATCATCCAGAGTCGAGCGTGGTAAATCTAAAGAATGTTTCTCACATAATCAGAGAAGCAACGTTCAACAATGGAATTGTGCACGGCGTTGTTGAGATACTCAATACACCAAGCGGAAAAATACTGCAAGAGCTGCTTGCTGGTGGTGTAAAACTTGGTATATCATCTCGTGGTGTTGGAACGACAAAAAAAGAAGGCGATAAGCAAGTTGTGCAAGATGACTTCCAGCTCATTTGCTGGGATATCGTATCTGAGCCGTCGACGCCAGGAGCATTTTTGCAAGAGGGTAAACGTGTTGATCTTGTTGAGATGAGAAATACGTTTACAAAGTCTGATAGAATTTATCGAACTGCTGGATTTGTTATAGATGCATTGAATGCCAACAAGGGAGCAGCGGCATGACACGTGGCGAACTAAAAAAGCTGATCAAAGAATGTCTTGTAGAAATTTTGCTAGATGGTTCTGACGTTTCAACAGTTACAGAAGCAAAAAAACGTGTTGTTCCGTCTACAGGTTACAGACAGACTCAGTCTGTACAACAAATGCAAGCAAAGCAGAAGGCAGATAGTGCAGCAAAAAATGCAATAAGCTTGCTAACAAAAGATCCTACGCTAAGCAGCATATTGGCTGACACCGCAAAAACAACGTTGCAAGAACAGCTAAATGCTGAAGGTCCCTTGGCAAATAATCATAGAGCAATTGTTCAAGAGAGCGCGCAGCATCCGACAGCTGACGAAAATGATCCATTCGCAGACATGCTTGTTGGAAAAGCAGATTTGTTGTCTGCACTCACATTTTCAGACAAGAAAGGCGTTTAAGAGTGATATATAAGATGAGAGGATCCAGATGAAGAAACTTACGAGTGAAATGCTTGAAAAGCTTGTCGAGCAGGTGCTGAACGAGAAAAAGAACGAGAAGGCAAAGAAGCCAAGCAGCGTCAAGGCAAAAGAAGTAGATGCAGATGAGCTTGCAGATACGCTTGAGAAGAAGGTCAATCATATGAAAGATCTTCGCGTCAAGGAAGCAAAGATTATTGAAGCTCTACAGAAGATTAGAGAAGCAAAGAAAGCAGCTGTAAAAGCAGTCAATGATCTGCTTTTACATTTCGTTGTGTATTTATTCGTGAGTAGGTGAAGCAAGATGCCAATACCAATAGATCCAGATCCAAAAACGCAGATAGACGGGAATCGATACGGTTCGACCGTAACGACTCCTGATACTAAAGCGTACGAAGAGTCATTCTCTGGTCCACCAAAGTCACTATCAAATGAAAATGTGCTAAAAGGACTATACACTGCTTCGCCTATTCACAAAGGTCAGCTGCCACCAAAGTACATCAATGGTCAGGGCGATGCAATGATCAGCAAGCTGCTCGTAACAGAGGGCGATGTTGATGATGCGAAGGCTTACTGGAACTTTGAGTCTGAGTACAAGCCGGGTTACGGTGCTGCTCCAGACATCAATGCGCTTGATGAAGCAGCAGGTGGCGTTGGTAGCACGTCAACGGCGTGGTCACCAAATCTTGGCTCGCCAACAGTTGGTGTTGATCCGCTGTCGCAGCCCGCAACGCCAGAAGAGCTACGTAACGAGTTGCATGCAAAGCCACGTACTGAGAACACTGCGAATCCGAGCAGCACAAGCGCTCAGATTACAGATGCGATTGCAGCTCCTCCACGTGCGTTGAAGAAGGGCTCACGTCCAGGCACGCCTGACGGTACAGAATACGTTAAATTCAACGTTACAAATCAGGACTTAAAAAATGTCGAATCTTTATAAAGAAGCGCTTGCAGACGTGCAAAAATTGCGTGAGCTTGCAGAAGACAGCGCTAAGAAAGAGATCGTAGAGTCGGCGTTGCCAGCTATACGTAGTTTCATTGAAAAGACTCTGCTCGAGTCAGATGAAGCTGACGTTACTGAGTGCGGCGATGATATGGAAAAAGAATTCGTTGAGTCAGCTGAAGATGACAAAGACGAAGAAAATGTGCTAACGGACGATGATTCAAAAAATGAATCGTTCAACAAGCTTAAGGCTGAAGTTACGTCGCTTTGCGAAAATGTTGATGAGTTCGTAAAGCGTACAGCAAAAATAAAGCGTGTAGGCGCAATTTTTCGTATGAGTGAGCGTGCAGTCGCTCGTCTCGACGATATGTATAGAAGCGTAAAAGAGAGTTCTTCAAGTGAAGCGGAGAAAAAGCCTCTAATAGAGGCACTGGAAGATGCATTCTCGAAGATCAAGAATAAGGAAACATCAGAGGAAATAAATATGAAGAAGCGTATGTCGGAAGGTAAAGTTACACTCGAGCTTAGCGGCGAGGCGCTGCCAGATGATCTTGATCTTGGAGCGCTCGGTGTATCAATTGTTGGAGCAGACGAAGAAGGTGGCGCACCTGAGGGCGGTGAGGAACAGGCTAATGTTGATGCTGCAGCTCCTTCCGACGACTCTGGTGACTCATCGGACGTAGATCTAGACTCGATTCTCGGTGGCGCAGCTGCTGGCGAAGAAGAGAAGAAGCCAGCACAGCAGGGCGAAAGCAGAGACAGAGACGCCGATCCAATCGTTGAGGTTGATGAGCGCATGCTTCGTCGTGAGATCATGAGAGTGCGTGCAAGAATCGCAGAGTCAAAGAAGATGCCAGTTGACGACTTTGGCGGTGGAGAAGACATGGGTGATCCATGGCTCGACGCTGATGTTACGACTGAGGGTCTTGAGGGCGAAGAGCCAATGGCTGAAGAAGATGACGAGATGCTAACACGTGAGTCGCGCTTCCGCAGAGCGCTTCGCTTGCGTGAGTCAGCGTCACCGGCGCGACGCCGTATGAGAGAGCTTAATGCCTCTATCGTCGCAGAGCGTAAAGTACGTCAACTTTACAATCAACTGCGTGAGACGAATCTCATGCTAGCCAAGACAAAGGTCGCGAATAAGATCGTCACAAATGACAATCTGACCAAGGCACAAAAAGCATCAGCGTGCAAGCGTGTCAACGAAGCAAGTTCGTTGAAGGAGCTACGTCTCGTTTACGAGACAGCAGTTTCAACGGCATTGTCTGACAAGAAGCAGATGACAGAAGGCAAGAGCGGCGGTCAGCTGCTCGGGTCGTCATCACGCACGGTGAAAAGCGGAGCAGCAACAGCATCGAAGGAGACTCTGTCAGAGTCTGCTGAGCTAGATCGCTGGAGCATTTTGGCTGGTATCAAGTTAGCTCACAACTTAAGAGATTGGAAAGTAAAAATGTTGACATATCAGGATATTATGGAAGGGATCCAGGATCCCAATAGAAGTGCAGAGGAAGCACGTATCGTCAAGAAGTGGACGAAGACGGGCTTGCTCAAGGGTCTCGAGGGACAGCGCCGTAGCCATATGGCCCGTCTGCTTGAGAACCAGGCGGTAGGTCTCATAAAGGAGGCAAACGCGCTCTCGACAGGTGGCGGTAACGTTACAACGTCGGGTCAGATCGCAGGTTTCGCGAACATTGCGTTCCCAATCGTGCGTAGAGTTTTCGGTGGTCTCGTTGCCAACGAGCTCGTTTCGGTTCAGCCAATGTCGCTGCCATCTGGTCTTGTGTTCTACATCGACTACGGCTACGGTTCAAACGTAGGTGGTGATGCAGGCGTCAGCTTGTCGTCATCATCAGCAAATGAGACGTACACCGTTGGACAGTCGTTGTACAACAACCCACCAGGCAAGGGAGTCCAGTCGGGCTCGCTCGCAGCTGGCGGTATGTACGACCTCGTTGGCTCAGGCTTCTCGAAGGTTCACAGCGGCAGCAACTCTGTTTCGGCTTCGGCTGAGACGAAGGTCGGCGCATTCACAGGCGTGAACGGCGCATGGACGTCGGCTGGTACAGTCGCATCATCGACTGACTTCTCTGGCTCGAACGCTCGCTTCTGCAACTTCGATCCAGACGTTGAGGCTGGCATCGAGGCTGGTACGTTTGACGT